ATACACTTTAATCCGGAATGACAGAATTAATCTCTCTGTCTGTATCGGTGCGAATGTGTCCATCGCCAATCCGAACCTGTTCCTGGCTAATCGGTTAGGTTTGCTAAACCTACCTGGTGTGGCCTGGGATCTAATCCCATGGTCATTCGTTGTAAACATGTTCACTAACATGGGCCAGATCGTTAATTCGATGTCGGACTTTGTTGGTGTCAATGTGGTTAACGCCTCTACGACGAGAAGCGCATTCACTACGCGCGAAGATATGTTGTTTGCCGGTTCGAAACCCTTTCAGGAGAAAACAACAGGTTATGCTGAGTCCTCCGTTTGGGAGAAGCGGAAGCTACGGACCGTCGGCGGACTACCAAGTCCTTCCTTCGAGATGAAACTTCCTGAGTTAAACCTTGAGCTTGCCTTAATCGGCATCTCTCTGGTACTTCAGAAGCTCCAGCGAATTAACAAACTCTTTGGCAATAATGCCTTAAACTTTTCCTTTCCAAGTATAGGATAACTCAAAATGCCTTCAGCAGTAACTCCCCTCGTGTTGAACAACGCGGCGGCCGTAGCTAAGAACTTCGTCCTTTATGCTCCCTCGGCTGGTGACAATTCTGTCGCCACGTGGAAGCTTAAGGAAGGAACTATCACTTCGGTCTTCCCCACTGTCACCACTTCTGCCCGCTCCACGGGTAACAATTCGCGCAAAGTGCAGGGTAAGCTTCAGATTCCCTCGTCCTATACGGACTCTGTTACCGGCCTTACCAAGGTCGGGAGCGGATGGGAATTTGACTTCTCTGCTTCGGTGCCGAACGACTTCCCGGAAGCTTTGAAAGCCGACGCGGTCGCATTCGCCAAGAATCTGATCGCACATGCGCTCATCCAAGAGATGATCCGCGACGGCCAACCAGCAACCTGACAGCGAACTACCGTTTGCTTTCACAGGAGCACTTACATGGACAACCAAGTTGTACGTGTCATCAGTCGCCTAGCGACTGATGTGGGCACACCGCGAGCCTTAGCTGTGAAGCTAATGGTTGAAGCGGGTGAGTGGACTGAGCTTCAAAAGCTCAGGGTAGAGCCTCGGTTCTACACTTGCAGCGAGACGTACTGGAGAGATGCGCTGGTAACAGACATCCTTCGGAAATGCGACTTGCCTAGCAAGGTAGATCGCGAGGCGGCAGCGATCGAGACCTTTCTAGCCTGTGAAAAGGCTTGTCTCGTAACCAATAACAGACTCAGACGATATCTACCTCAGCACCTCCTCCTTGAGGACGCTCTAGATGTCTCCGTCTACGACTTCATTGGTCGTTGGCGTAAAAATGTGAATGACTTATTGGGTAATCTGCCGGACTCCCTAACGCCCCGTTTTAGTGGGGGCGCCACGTTTGCCGACACGGGGTTCTTAAAAACAACTCCGGACAAGATGTCCAGCACTCCAACTATCTACTCTGCGACGGAGTGTCTCTTGCCATTCTGG